CAAGCCCTTGATTCTCAAAGCCTCGCGCCAGTGACGCACGACACCGCCCCGGTGTTATGCAACACGGCGCCAGCGCCGAAGAAGATCATCGACCTCATGCGCGACGACACACTGGCCGCCGCGATCGGCAAGATCGGGCGGAAATCCCCGCACACCGACAAACCGAAAGCTGCGTGAGTGAGAGGCCGATTTACCTATGGCGGAGAGGGTGGGATTCGAACCCACGGTACCTTGCGGTACGCCTGATTTCGAGCCCGTTGCGCGCGCCCCGCGCGATCAGCCCACCGGGCTGGATGCCCACGCGCTGACCGCTGAACCGGCGTCGAAAGCGCCCGTTCTGGCAGATTCCCCCGCACACTCACCGCCCCCTCGTCACCGTTTCAACCCAGGCCCGACATTCCCCGTAGGCAGCCCGTAATCGATCGGCGTCGGCGGCGAGCTCGAGAGCCACGCCTGCATCCGGTCCAGAAAGCTGGGCGGGGGCGGCGCCAGCACAGGCGGGGGCGGCAGCACTGGGCAGACGCTGGGGGGCACGCTGGCGCAGCCCTGCAAGAGCAACAGCCAGCCGATCGCGTACCACCTTGTCTTCAGCATCTCGCACCTCCTTGGCCTTCATGGCCTCTTGCGCCTGCCGGCGCGTTGTCTCGAGCGCCACGGCCGCGTCGGCGTCGCGCTGGCGGTGCTCGGCGTCGAGCGTCGCCCGCAGCCGATGCGCCTGGCTGTGCCCCACCCCACCCCACACGACCAGGCCGAGCAGCGGCCACACCCACACCGGGATGCGGCCGAGCACGGCGCGCACGGCCAGCCAGGTCACGCCATGCCCCTGCGGCGCTGCTGCCACCGCCGGTACAGCACCAGCGCGCACACCAGCCCGGCCGCCACGGCGACCGCAATGCCCGGGTTGACGCCCACGCTCTCGGCCACCTCGCGGGCCTTGTGGGCGACGTCCTTGACCGGGTCGCTCCACTGCGACACCACCGCTACCGCGCTGACGACCAGGCCGCCGCTCGAGGCCTGCACCGTCGGGCTCGTCACCATCGGCGGCTCGGGTGCCACGGCCTGCGGGCTGGTCGGCGCCGGCGTCTCGGCGTCGGCGTCGTGCGTCGCGTAGGTCGCCGCCTCGCGCAGTCGGCGTGCGGTCAGCGCCGGGTCTTCGACGAGCTGGCCGGTCTTCGGGTCGCGGCGCTTGTTCCACAGCGAAAACGCCCGCGCCGCCGCGGCGAAGTCGCCCTGCCGGTGCAGCCGCACCATGCTCGACGTGCGCAGCGCGGCCAGGCCGATGTTGTACCCGCAGCGCACCAGCCCGACCAGCTGGTTGGTCGTCGCATCGCGGTCGACCATGTCCAGCACCTCGGCGGTGTAGCGCTCGATCTCGACCGCGAGCATGCGGTCCATCTGCTCGCGGGTGATGGGCGGGTCGGCCATCGTCACCTTGCGCCCGTCGAGGTACGTGGTCGCGCCCACGCCGATCGTCGGCACGCCGGCCGAGCAACGGTAGGGCTTGAGCCGCTCGCCTTCGTCCTGGCGCAGCGCCTTGTCGAGCGCGGCGCACGCTTGTGCAATGTCAGCCATCAGGTGCCTTTCGTGGTCAGTTCACGCAGCAGCCGCTCGGCTGCCTCGATCTCGTCGGCGAACATGTCGCGCCAGCCACCGAAGCGCGGCATCACCATCGCCACCACGTTCGGGGCGTAGTCCAGCGCCTCGACCTGCAGGTTCGGCAGGTGCGGCGGCGCGACGAGCTTCACCTCGTGCCCTTCGAGCTTCGCGATGCCGCGCAAGCCGACCCAGTACAGCCGCGTGGGGTAGATGTGGTGGCTCATCGCTAGGCCCGCCTTACGCCACCAGGATGCCCATCGACCCCGCCGCGTGGCTCTGCCCCGTCCCGCCGGCCGCCAGCGTCTGCGGCGACGCCAGCGCGCGCCAGAACATCAGATTACCGGCCGTCGACGCATCGAGCAGCCCCTCGTGCGTCGCCACGCCACCGTAGGCGCTCAGCACCGGGTAAGTGAAGGGCGCGTTGTTGGTGATCAGTCCGCCCGTGCCCGAGCTCGCCGTCGTGCTGCCCGCCGCCTGCGTGCCGCTCCAGGCGGTCAGGCTGGACGCGATCGACGGCCGCGAGTAGCCCGACGCCGACACCTCGGTGCCGCCGCCCGCGTTGCTCGGCGCTGCGGTGTACAGCGCCCCGTACAGCGTTGCCGGCCAGGTGTAGGCCTGCGCGCGCCAGATCAGGTCGACCAGCTTGTTCGCGCAGTAGTCGCTCGCCCCGCTGACGATGCCGAGCGACATCTGCAGCAGCCCAGCCGGAAGCGACACCGGCGACCCGTTGTTGATGACGAACGGCGCATCGAGCACCAGCCACGCCCAGCAGTTGCCGCCGGTGCTCGCATCGAACATGCCCACCACCGAGCAAGTGCCGCCCGAGCTGCCCGCCGTGCCGTAGTTCAGCGCCACGTTGTTGCTCGTCGTGTGGCTGGCGCCGCTGCTGGCCAGCACCGAGCCCGGGCCCTGCGTGCCGGCGAAGTTGGCCAGGCTGCGTGTCAGCGGGTAGCGCGCGTAGCCGGTGAACGACACTTCGGTGAAGCTGCTGTCGCTCGCCGCGCTGCCGAGCGCGAAGTACCAGTTGGCCGGCAGCGCCGACAGCCCCTGCCCGCGCAGGTAGTCGGCGATCTTGTTTTCGGCGAAGTCGGTGAATTGAGACATGGTCGGCCCTGGTTCGCGCTAGTTGATGCGCAGTTGGATGGTGGCGCTCGACAGCACCGTGGTCGTGCCGATCAGCCGGATCTCGACCCGCACGTCGATGCCGATCAGCGGCAGCTGCGTGCCGCTCGATGGCCCGAACGCGCCCGACGCGACCGTGATGCCCACGCTGCGGGCCGCGTTCATCGGCAGCCAGGTGGCCAGCGTGTCGCCGGTGGTGATCACCGTCGTGCCGGGGAACGTGTTCGAGACGGTGGTCGACAGCTTCGTGAAGCGCACCTCGTACAGCGCCGCGACCGCCGCCTCGACCACGCCGAACTGCATCCACTCGTTCGGCTGATAGATCGTGAGCCCACCCGAGATGTACAGCGGCCCGTTCGCGAACGACGCCGCGCGGCCGTCGGTGCCGAGCTTGTACTGCAGCACCGCCGGCCCGTTGGCGCCTTGCGTGCTGAAGGCATCGAACCGGTGCGCCACCAGGTTCGTCAGGTAGTAGCTGCCGCCGCCACCTTCCGCGCCCGAGCCGCCGGGCGCGTCGACGCCGCTGTCGATCGGGTCCTGCACCACGCCCGGCCCGGGCAGCAGCGCCGCGTCGGCTGCGTGCACCCGCGCGTCGTCGATCACGCCTTCAAGGTCGTACAGCTGCTCGCCGTCGTCGCCCTTGCCGCCGTCGCGGATGGCCAGCACCTTCACGAGCTCGTCGCTGCCCACCAGCGGCCCGAGCAGGTACTTCGGCCGCTCGCGCGTGCCGTCGTTGACGATCGGCGCGAAGTCCGGCGCCACGGGCAGCACCACGTCGGTGGGCCCCGCCCCCGGCGTCACCGCCACCGGCGTCGTCAGCGACCCGTCGTCGCGCATCAGCGTCAGGTAGAGCGTGCCGGCGCTCCAGTCGGGCGGCTCGGTGAGCGTCATGGTCAGCGTTGCAGACGTCCACACGGCCACATCGCCGCTCTGCCCGTAGCCCACGATCTGAGGCTGCCAGCGCACCGGGCTCATGAAGGCCGGCAGCACGCCCTGCATTTCCGTCTTGCAGCTGGTCGTGCGGGTGCGGTACAGCAGATCGGCCGCGTCGTACAGGCCCTCGCGCTGCGCATGCGTCGCGCCGGTGATGCCCTCGATGCGCTTGCGGATCGGCCGCAGCATCGTGCCCACGCCCGGGCACGGGCAGTTGATCGGCGTCCACAGCCAGGTGCGGTTGTCCTGATACTCGATCACGTAGCCATCGGGCATCTCGTTGGCCGGCAGGCGCTCGGTGGTCACCATGCTGCCCGGCATCGTGTTGCGCGGCGTGAAGGCCGTCACCGGCAGCGTGGCGAGCTCGTCGCGCGCCACCGTGATCACGCCGTTGCGGCGGAACACCCGAGCCCGACAGGTGCGCGCGATCAGCTGCGCCGCGTCCCACAGGTTGCTCGCGGTGTCGAAGACCCAGTCGAAGCGGTCCTGCCGCGCATCCGCCGTGACGGCGATGTCGTAGATGCTCTGCAGGTCGACGCGGTCGTCCGGGTACGCCCCGCCCCAGGCGCTGCTGGTCAGCAGGTCGGCCAGCCACCACATCGGGTTGCGCGTCGCCTGCTCAGACGTCCAGCCGCCGCCCGGTGACCAGGTGCGGCACATGCCCGTCACGATCAGCGCAATGTCGCGCTGGCTCAGCTGCCCGAGCTGGTCGCTGGCCCGCAGCACCACTTCGTAGTGCGCGGTCGAGGCGTCGAGCGGCGCCGCCTCGCTCGAGTACGACCGCAGCCCGGCCCAGGCCAGCTCGTGCAGCGCCGTCGAATCGGTGTCTTTCAGGTCGGTGCGCACCAGCCGCACCTCGACGCGCGCCGGCGTCGGCAGGTCGATCTTCTGCGTCCAGCGCTGCGGCGTGTTCGTCGCCGCGGTGCGCGAGCCGGTGGCCACCAGCAGCCAGCCCGCCGTCGCCACACCGAAGTCGTTGATCGTGCGCGTCTCGACCCGCCAGGCCACGGTCAGCGCCGCGCCGCCCTTGCCCAGCCCGCGCGGCGCGGCCACGTCGATCGCGATCGACACGCAGCGCCGGCCCGGCCGGCACGCCGCGAAGCCGCCGATGTACTGCCCGCTGTCGAGCAGGTTGCCATTCACCGCCGTGCTGCTCGTCACCGTCGCCAGCGCGCGGGATGGCAGCGTGCCCGGCGGCAGGTACTGCGCCACCAGCACGTCGGCGTAGTGCGCCACCGGCGTGCCGCCGATCAGCGCCGCCTCGAGCACGTGGTTGCCCACGCCCACCGCGAACAGGCCGTAGTAATACTGCTGGTGGTCGAGGTCGGTGCCGTCGAACCCGCCCGCCGCGTCGAGGTACTCCAGGTAGGGCTCGGCCGCGAAAGGCGGGTTCACCTTGCGCCGGCCGCAGATCTTCCAGATCGGCTGGTCGAGCAGCGCCTGGTTGCCCTGCAGCGAGGTGCTGAACACATTGCCCGCCGCCTGCTGCGCCACCGCCGAGGGCGCGGTCGGCGGCACGAGCAGGTTGTAGGCGACGTTCGCCGCCACGACCAGCTTGAACGCCAGCGGGTAGTTCTGGCTGTACAGCGCCGCCACCACCGCCGCCACCTGCAGCACGGTGCGGAAGGCTTCCTTGTCGCCCGGCGGGTCGATCGTGAAGATGGCGATGTCGCCGGCCTGCAGCGCGTAGTCCCACTGCTCGCGCATCACGTAGCCCGGAATGCCGGCCACCTGGCACAGCAGCGGCTTCGTCGTCACCGGCGCCACCTCGGCCAGCGTGCGGCCCACCGGCTCGCGGCGCATGTTGCGCTCGGCCAGGCCTGCCAGCGGGTCGTCGACCACGCCGACCGTCGCGAACTCGAGCATCGACGCGCCCATCATGCCCGCCTCCATACGCTGAAGTTGCCGTAGCCGTCGCTCGTCGCGTCAGCCAGCGTCTGGAACACCACCCCGCCGCGCGGCCCGCGCGCCCCGTCGCTGCCCTCGTTGTGCAGCAGGCCCAGCCGCCCGTCGGCGCGCACCATCACGCCCACATGGCGACGGTGGAAGGGGCTGCTCATCACGACGACGTCGTCTTCGCGCGGCTCGCCCTGCGCCGGCACCCAGCCGCTCGCCCGCACCGCGTGGCGCAGCGCCTCGGTGTTGTCGCAGGCGCGCACGTCGACGTGCGGCATGGCGATGCCGTGGCGCTGCGCGAAATACTCGCGCACCAGCCACCAGCAGTCGGTCGCCGGCGTCCACGGGTGGCCGATGAAGCGCGCCGCCCAGTGCGCGGCGGGTTGCAGAGGCAAGGCGACGCCGCTGCTCATGCCAGCCCCGGGTACTGTTCACGGCGGAAGGTGCGCGTCGGCACGCTCACGTTCACCGCGTCGCCGAAGCTCGCCTTGATCGACACCCCGGCGCCGTTCATCTGCGCCTGGCTGATCTGGTAGGTCAGCACCGGCAGCTTGGCCGGGCCGCTCGGGTCGTCGCTCGCGTACAGGCGCTCGATCAGCGTCCACGGCACGATCGACCCGCGCGCCGTGTCGAGCGCTGCCTTCAGGATGCCGCTGACCCCTTCGCGCGCCAGCGTCACCTCGGGCGATGCCGCGGTGTCGCTCTCTTCCGGCCGCCCGATCGTCAGGCGGCAAGCGATGAAGGTCTGAGCCGTCGAGGCGTTGCGCGGCGCCGTCGCCTCGAGCGTGGCCGTCAGGTCGGTCAGGTCGTCGACGAAACGCACCGGGGCGCTGAGCGTCGGGTGCCACAGTTCGTAGGCCGCGAGCATTGCCCGGCCGATCGGCGCCACCGCGGCGGCCTGGGCATAGGCCTCGGTGAATCGCACGCCTCGAAGCGCTGGTTTGTAGGTCGGCATAGGCTTCTCAGTCGTCGAGGCCGCGGATGATCGTGAACGGCGCCATCAGCACCTGCGGGTAACCGAAGGTGCCGAACGGGTAGTTGGTGCAGTTGTTCTGGAACATCGGGTAGGCCGGCGTCAGCGGCGCCACGCCGCCCGGGCCGGTCGCGACCAGCTTGAAGATGCCCCAGGGCGTGGTGTCGACGTTGTTGCCGGTCACCACCGGGTCGAATTCGCGGTTCAGGTAGGCGCCGCCGCCCACCGTCGAGCCCGCCAGCGCCAGGAAGTCGCACCAGTTGACGCCGCCGCCCGAGTAGTCGGCGATCGTCACCGGCAGGTCGGTCGCGTAGTAGTAGTCGACGTAGGTGTGCGCCACGGCGACATTCGCCCCGCCGGTGAAGCAGTTCAGCACCGGGTTGGCGCTGGTCTTGTACGACACGTACTGCCCGCCCGGGGCGTAGGGCGACGGGTACGGCGACACGTAGCTGGTCGACGCCATCGCCGCCGCCACCGCCGCTTCCTTGGTGCCGAAGGTGCCCGACACGCCGGTCGGGTACATCACGATGTAGCGGCCCACGATCGGGTCGACGCCGCGCGTGCTGCGCGTCTCGAGCACCGCGGTGACGCGCCAGCCCACGCTGGGCAGCCAGTCCCAGCGCGGCACGGTCACGAAGCGCCGCACGCGCGACACCAGCCCCTCGGGCCACGGCCAGGTGCTGGTGAACCACGCGCCGCCGTAGATCAGCGTGTCTTTCCACCACGACCGGAACGCCGCGCACTCGGCCGACGACTTGAAGATGAAGGTGGCCGAGTACAGCGACGATCGGTCGTTCTGAATGCCGCGCGTGATGCGCACGCCGTCGAGCTCGGCGATCTGCCGGCGCTCGTCGGCCGATACCGCCGCCGCGGTCGGGCCCGGCAGGCTGCTGGGGTAGGCCAGCGCCGTCACGAGGCCATGCCCGCCAGGTCGCCCTGGTCAGGCCCGTCGGTGAACCAGTCCCACGTCGCCGAGGCCGCCAGCGGCGGGGGCGGCGGCGTCAGCGCCAGGCCGAAAGTGACGGTGCCCAGCGTCGACGACGCGGTCAGCGCCAGGCCGAATGTCACCGTGCCCAGGTCCTGCCCGACGGTCAGCCGCGCCGTGCCGGTCAGCGCCAGGCCGAACGTCACCGCCAGCCCGGTCGATGCCGGCGCGGTGCTGGTGCCGACGTCGTAGAGCTTCACCTGCCCCGTCACGCTCCAGTAGCTGCCCGGCTGCGCCTCGGCGCGGTACGGGGCGAGCCACTTGGCGCGCCACCACAGCAGGGCCGTGCTGTCCTGGTCCTGCACCTGGATGCTGAAGAAGCGGTCGCCGGCGGCCAGCGCGTTCTCGAACCAGTCATCGAGCACCACCATCTGCGCCTGGCTCAGCCGCCAGCTGATGTCGACCACCCGCTCGCTCACGCTGAACAGGCGCCGCAGCCGCCGCAGCCCGGCCGCGGGCTTGCTGACCGCGAACACCTTGCCCTCGGTGATGGCGTGCCCCGCCGCGATGAAACGCGGCAGCGTCGGCGGCACCAGGATGGCGGGCAGGCTCAAGGCAGGTTCACCTCAGCTGCGGCGCGGCACGCCACCGCCCAGATTCACACCGCGCGAGCGCATCGCGGTCGACACGCGGCCGGCACCGCTGGCGATGTCCGACGCCACGACGCCGACCACGCGGTTCGTCACCTCCTGCACCAGCACCTGGAAGTCGCCATTGCGGTCGCGCTGCGCCGTCACCTCGGCGTTCGCGTAGGTGTTGGTGATGTAGACGTTGCCGCCGCCGCCCGCGCTCTCGGCCTGCGCGCGCTGGCTGCTCGAGCTGGCCACCGACGCCAGGATGCCGGCCGCGCTCACGCTCTGCGCGCTCGCCCGGCCGACGCTCTGCGTGGTCGCGACCGTCGGTGCCGGGTAGTTGCGCCCCTCGTTGCCGTAGTTCACGTTGTAGCTGCCGTTGAACAGGCTTCCGATCGTGCCGACCAGACCGAGCAGCCCGTTGCCGCTCGTCGCCTGCGACACCGCCATGCGTGCCTGCTGGCGGATGAACTCGTCGGCCATGAAGCTCCACAGGTCGCCGAGCTTCAGCTTGCCGGTCTCGACGAAGGTGGTGAGCGCATCGGTGGCGCGCGACAGGCCGCCGTCGACCACGCGCGAGGCCAGCGCGGCGCCGTTGGCCGTGTCGTCCTGGAAGCGCTTGATCGCCTCGGCCGCGCCGGTCGAGAATTCGCGGCTCGCCGCCGTCAGCGCCGCCTGCCGCTCGATGGACGCGTCGATCGCGCCGTTCAGGTTGCGGCGCATCACCTCGGCCAGCGCCAGGATCTCGGTGCGCGTGTCCGACGTCGCGCCCACCATTGCCGCCGCGACCGCGTTGTCGAGCTTGCGCATCTCGGTCAGGCGCTGTTGCTCTTCGGCGTTCAGGCCGAGCGCTTCGGTCTGCTCGACGATGCCGCGCACCAGGTCGTTGCCGCTCTCGACGATGCCGTAGACCTTCTGGCGCTGCGCCTCGGCGTTGGCCGTCTCCTGCACGATGTTCTTGATGCGTTCCTTCCGCAGCTCGTCCTCGTGCTTGCGGGCCTCGTTGGCGCGCAGCACCTGCTCGGTCAGCGCCTCCTGCACGAAGGCCTCGATGCGCTGCGCCGCGGTCAGCTTGCTTTCCTTGCCCTCGATCTTCTCGAGCGTCTCGGCGCGGAACTTGTCGGCCTCGCTCAGCTTGCCGTAGGTGTCGAGCTCGGCCTGCGCGACGACGGCGCGCTGCTTCATCGTGCTGATGAAACTGTCGAAAGCTGCGGTCGAGTCGCTGGCCTTGCTGGCGGCCGGCGCGTCGGTGATTTTCTTGATGGCCTTCTCGTTCGCGGCGGCATCGGCAGCGGTCATCGCGGCCGACTTGTTCTGCAGCCGCTGTTTCTCGGTCAGCAGGTACAGCTCTTGCCGCAGGCCGTCGAGCAACTTGGCCTTGTCAGCGGCCGAGCCCTCGCCGCGCCCCGGGTTGGCCTCGCGCTGCGCGATGCGCTCGCGCAGGGTGTCGATCTGCTGGCCGACCGTGATGTCCTTGCCGTTGCCGCGCATCGATGCCCAGGCTTCGGACGCCCAGTGGCTCAGCTCCTGCCACTGTTCGGACAGGCTCCCGATCTTCGGCTTCAGGCTGACGAAGTGCTCGTTCAGCAGGCGCAGATTCTCGGCCTCGGCCTCTTCGAGCTTGCCCTGGTCCTCGAGCTGCTTGATGTACTTGAACTGCTCGACGGTCAGGTAGTGATAGCTCTGGTTGTTCTTGGCCGCCCACTTCGCGACGCCGTCGCCCATGCTGGCGAAGTCCTTGGCGATGTCGTCGGCGCTCTTGCCCGTCACCTTGGCCATCGCCAGCGTCGCTTGCGTCGCCTGCTCGATCACCGCCGGACCGAACCGGCCGGTGCTGACGATGGCTTGCGCCGCGTCTTCGGCGGCGACCTTGCCCGACGACGTCGCCTGAGCGACCCGTGAGGTCAGCGACGCCAGACTGTCCTCGGTCACGCCGGCATAGTTGCCAGTGGCGATCAGCGACTTGTTGAATTCATTCTGCGCCTGCGCACCCTGGTACGCCGCGATGGCGAAGCCACCGACAACCGCGACGACGGACCCGATCGCCACCGCTAGCGGGCTCATCAGCAGCGAGGCCGCGCCGGTGCGCTCGGCCAGCACCAGCATCGACCCGGCGAAGCCCTTGAAGTTGCCCTGGCTCAGCTCGTGCGCCAGCACCAGCAGTTCGCGCTGCGCGCCGTGGCTCGCAAAGCTCAGGCTGTCGGTGGCGCGCGCCGCCTCGACCGCGCTGCGACCGTGCGTCGTGAGCGCAGTGCCGGTCGTCTTGGCACGCGCCGCGAGCGACTCCATGCCCGTGCCGGTGCGCTGCAGCGCCGCCTCGGCGGCGGCACTGTCGACGGCGATGCGGACGACGATCGGTTGTTCAGCGGCCATCGTGCATCACGCCTCGGTGTTGAAGATCTGCAGCGCCTCGTCTTCCATCACTCGCAGCGCATCGAACACGCGGCGCTCGTGCTTGGGCTTGACGCGGTTCAGCCGCAGTACCAGCGGCAGGCTTTCGTAGGCCAGCCCGATCACCGTGCCGCTGG